TGAGAGATCAAATACCTTTTTAATTATGAAATTATTAGAATTATTTGCTGGCTCCAGATCAGTAGGAAAAGAAGCAGAAAAATTAGGAATGGAGGTTTTTTCTGTAGATGTAAAAGATTTTGAAAATATCGATTTAGTACAGGATATAGAGTTTTTAAAACCAGAACAAATACCATTTAAACCAGATGTTATTTGGGCATCGCCTCCCTGTACTACTTATTCAGTCGCTGCTATTGGGCATCATAGGGATTATGGAAAGCCAAAAACAGATTTTGCTGCTAAATCAGATAGGTTGGTTTTAAATACATTAGAAATTATAAATCATTTTGATTGTAAATATTTTATAGAAAATCCTAGAGGATATTTAAGAAAAATGGATTTTATGCAAGGATTACCAAAATCCACAGTTTGGTATTGTCGCTATGGCGATGTTAGAGCCAAACCTACCGATATTTGGAGTAACCATATTGCTAATTTATTTAACCCTAATGGGTGGCTGCCTAGACCAGAATGTTTTAATGGCAATAAAATGTGTCACCACGAATCAGCTCCTAGAGGTAGTACTGTAAGGAAGTTAAAAGCACAGGGAATAATAGTAAAAAAAGGCGGTACTCAAGCAATGAAAAATAATTATGAGCGCTCTAAAATACCACCATTGTTATGTAAAGAAATTTTAGAATCCTGTTTATAATATTAGATAATATGCCAAAAAAACAAAAATACAAACAGCCAACAGTTAACACCCAGGAGAAGCATTATACAGCATTTAAATGGTGTGATGAGCATGGGATTCGTATATATCCTAAACCTAGGGATGGTAAATTTATTCTGGTATATGTTATTGGTAGCCAGGCTCATACTACTCATAAATTACATGATCCTAAAGATTATCAGCAAGCGATCTGGGATTTTTATGTATTTTTGTATAATAAATTAAACAATGATCCAAATTGATTTCTTTCCGATCTATGGAGTTATGCTAGGAATAAACTACTCAAATGAGGAAATCGAAATGATAGAGGTTGTAGCAGATGATAAAAGGCATACACTACAGTTTTTTTTATTTTTATTTGGATTTAATATTCACTGGTTCACAAATAACAACTAATGGCATACGATCCTAAAGAACTGGAAAAGAAAGCGCTAACTGCGATTAGCAAACATAAATTGATGTTTATTGAGCATATTGTGGCGTTTTTGCCTTGCTCTAAAACTACTTTTTATGATCTTAAATTGCACGAATCAAACGCTATAAAAAAGGCAGTAGAGGAAATGAGAGTATCTAAAAAAACTAAAATGCTTAGTAATTGGATAAACTCAGAAACACCTAGCTTACAGATAGCAGCTATGAAAATGATAGCAGAGGAGCATGAGGCGCACAGGCTAAATGGAACTAAGCAAGAGATAAAACATGATGGCGGAGTTAAATCAACTCTGATTAGATGGAGGCAACCAGAGGAGAAAAAATAATAGAGGATGTTTGTAATCGGCAATTTTGGGATTTAGTAGATTCGCAAAAGCGTTACAAAGTACACCAGGGAGGAGCCAGGAGTGGTAAAACTTATGCTATATGCCAGTATATATGTTATCTATTAGTAAACTCAGATCAGAAACTCACAATAGATATAGTTAGAAAAACATTGCCAGCTCTCAAAAGCTCTGTTATGAGAGATATGCTATATCTACTAGATAGATATGATATTTACTGGAAAGGCAATCATAACAAGGCGGAAAATACATTTGAGTACAATGGGCATCTGATTTCATTTATATCAGTAGATCAGCCGCAGAAGCTGAGGGGTAGGCGTAGAAATATAGCCTTTTTAAATGAGGCGAATGAATTAGATCTGGAGGATTTACGCCAGATAGCAATGCGATGCTCTGATCCTGGTACTATAATAATGGATTTTAACCCCAGTGATCCTGTTCACTGGATCTATGATGAGATTATTCCTAGAGAAGATTGCGATACCTGGATAACTACCTACCAGGATAATATGTATCTGGATGAGGAAATTAAATTAGAAATAGAACGCCTTAGAGAGCGTGATCCAGATTACTTTAATGTTTTTGGACTTGGACAAAGAGCGCATTTTTCAGCACGCCAGATATTTAATAATTGGAAGTTTATACCATTTGAGGAGTTCCCAGAGTTTGATAAAGATAGCGAGGGAGTGGTAGGATTAGATTTTGGTTATACTAATGATCCTACAGCAGCTGCATATATAGTGCGCAAAGGTGATACTATCTACATCCATGAGCTAATCTATAAAACAGGATTAACAAACAGCGATATAGTAGATGAACTAAAGCGCTTAGGGTACGATCAAACGCTAACTTTTTATGATGCAGCAGAGCCTAAATCTGGTGAGGAAATGAAACGCCTAGGGATGTATGTAAAACCAGCAGTAAAGGGAGCTGGATCCATTAACGCTGGAATATCACTGCTGAAAGAATTTGATATAGTAGTGAGTAAAGAATCAATAAACATTTTCAAAGAATACAATAACTATTACTGGGAGCAGCTAAAGGATGGAACTATCATAAATAAGCCTATTGATAAATTTAATCACCAGATGGATGCTATCAGATATGGCGTTTATTCTCAGTACAGCAAGCGTAATGATTTCTTTGTAATATAATTACTATTTTTGTATAATTAAATAATTCGTATTGGATGGCTAGTTTCTTAGATAGATTCAAAAACCTTGTTTCTAAAAGCGCAAATAAAACACACTTAGATTTTAACAAAGCAATCTATAACTATTTGGGTGATACCTTAGTTTGGAATCCAGAGAATGATGATACCTACATAGATAAGGGTTACAGATATAACGCTACAATCTATTCTATAATAAACCTCATCACTAAATCAGCTACAAACATTCCCTTTCAAGTTTACGAGGTACAGAAATCCAATGATCTAAAAAGATATAAAGCATTAACATCTGGCGAGTTTAATTCCAATACAGTACTACAGGCAAAGATGCTACAGAAAAAAGCGCTAGTAGAACTAGAGGATACTGAGCTGCATGAGCTACTAGATCGCCCAAACCCAGCGCAAAGCTATAACTCCTGGATACAGGAAATAATCGCATTTGGAAAACTTACTGGAAACCGATACATCTATGGTATTGGACCAGATACCTCGATCACCACAGCTAAATACAAGGAGCTTTATATATTGCCTAGCCAAAAAGTAGAGATTAACTCTGGCGGTATTATGGAGCCAGTTAAAGAGTACACACTTGAGTACAACGGAACGTACAGAATCTCAGCGGATGATATATGCCATATCAAAGATCAAAATCTTTATTACGATGGTACAGGATCACACCTATATGGAATGTCACCACTAAAAGCTGGACTAAGAGTAATGGATGCCAATAACCAGGCATTAACTACTGGCGTAAAGTATTTGCAGAATCAAACTGCTAGAGGTATCTTAATGAGCGATGAGGGTGATCTTAATGAGGTCCAGGCTAAACAACTCAAGGATAAATTCCGCCAACAATACCAGGGCAGCAATAATGCTGGGGATGTAATCATCACACCTAAGAAACTGAGCTGGGTTAACTTTGGATTAAACGCCTCTGATCTATCACTCATAGAGCAGTACAACGCTACTATAAAAGATCTTTGTAATATCTACAATGTACCAGTGCAGCTGCTAAACAATACAGATAGCACTACTTACAACAATATGAAAGAGGCTAAAAAGGCACTCTATCAAAATGCTGTAATTCCAGAGCTTAATAAAATTAGAGATGAGCTGAATAGATGGCTCGCTCCTCAGTATGGGGAAAAGATCTACATTGATTTCGATTACAGCGCTATTCCAGAACTCCAGGAGGAAATGGAAAAGGTTGTAGGGCAAATGAGCCAGGCATGGTGGATCACGCCAAACGAAAAGCGTGCTGCTATGAGTTATGGTTTAGATGAGGAAAATGATAGTTTAAATGATTACTATGTACCAGCTAATTTACTACCTATTGGAGGTGAAATTATACCAGAAGCCGAGCCAAAGAATTTGGACTTTGATATAAGCAAGTTATTCAAAACAGCGGTAATTAATACTGTAGATACTTACACTACAATAGCAGAGGCTCAAGCTAGAGCTATAGAGATGGGCGGATCTGGTTATCACGAACACCTATTTAATGGCGGTACGGTATATATGCCTTTTGCTACTCACGCTGAATATGAGGCGGCTAAAAACAATCGCCTGGATGAGTTCTATGCAGAGCAAAGGAGAGAGGCTGGTTATAATGAGCCAATAGATTACAACTCTATAGAAACAAAAGAGGAAACCTACAAGGATTATCCACAGGGCGCTACTAACAACGCTCGTAGAATGATTGAGTGGCGTGAGAAATATGGCAGAGATGAGGTACAAGCTGGAACGCCCACAGGGTGGCAGAGAGCAAGCCAATTAGCAAACAGAGAGGCGCTCAGTTTATCAACTGTGAAAAGGGTTAATAGCTTTTTAGCACGCCATGAGGATAACGCTAAGATAGATCCTAAGTATAAGGATACACCCTGGAGGGATAAAGGCTATGTAGCATACAATCTATGGGGAGGTGCTGCTATGGTATCCTGGGCAAAAAGAATAGCAGAAAATGAGGGATAATGCCATTACCAAAACCCAGAGCATCAGAAAATGAGAGTGATTTTATATCACGCTGTGTTATCGATCCAGAAATTATTGCAGAGTATGGATCCCAAGAACAGAGATTAGGCGTTTGCTATTCCTTATACAGCCAGAAAACACTTGTAAAAAAAGCTAAGGAATCCTGGAAAGGTAATTTTGATAAGCTATTAGCCAGCTCAGAGCGCAAAGAATTTAACAGGGTGCGCAAATACTATGAGGGCGAATACAGCCAAGCTATCCAAGGCTTTCTAAATACAGGCAAATCTACTGGCTTTGATAACTTGTTTAGAGTGGCGGATCTATCAGATCAGTATCGCCAGATCTATGTAAACATAGGATTAAAGTTCGCCAAGTGGTATTCCAAAAATTTTGATAAAGTAATATCTAAGCAAACAGATGTATCAGATTATGATGATATCTGGGCGGAGCGCTTTGCTAGAGTTAGCCAGCAGATAGCAGCTGAGAGAGTGGTACTGGTACAGGGAACTGCTAAATCTACATTAGTAAACATATTTAAACGCTTATCCTCTGATCCAGAGTTTATGGCTATGAATGAGAGAGAGGCTGGTAGGATATTGCGCCAAAAGTTTGGACAGTACTCCAAGAGCCAGGCGGAAAGGTTAGTGAGAACTGAGGCAACTAATGCCGCTAACTATGCAACGCTAGAAAGCGCTACTGATATGTTTGGACAGGAAAACCTACAAAAGGAGTGGATGACATCTGTAGATGGCAAAGAACGCCCATCTCATAGAGCGGCTGATGCTCAGATAGTTGATTTTAAAGAGCGGTTCAATGTAGGTGGCGAGTTATTATTTCAGCCAGGTGATCCAGCTGGTAGTGCTAAAAATGTAGTTAACTGTAGATGCTCTGTGGCGCCATTCCCTAAAGAGGATGCCCAAGCTGCTGGTAAAATAGAGGGTTTTACAGTAAGTAATTTATAATTATTAAATTTGCAATATGAATACAATTATTTATAAATCAACTCAAATAGGCGAGCTGGTAGATGCCGATGCTGCTGCTGGAGTTGTAAAAGGATATGGATCTGTTTTTGGCAATGTAGATTCCGATGGCGATGTAATCAATAAAGGAGCTTACAAAAAAACAATCCAGGAAAATGGGCAGAGAATTAAATATCTGTATCAGCATGATATGGATAAGCCACTAGGGAAAATGGTACACCTAGAGGAGGATGATAAAGGTTTAATGTTTGAGGCGCAAATTCCTAAAACACAATTAGGAAAAGATGTAGTAGAATTAATGAAAGCTGGAGTTATTACCGAAAACTCTGTAGGGATTTTACCAATCCAAAAAGAAATGGGATCCGATGGATACCGCCATATCAATGAGGTTAAACTTTTTGAAATCT